CATACCACGCCTAATATTTTCTATTCTCATTATTGCATTTCTAATAGATCCTTGGGATTGTATAGTACGTGCGTGTTCTAAGTGCTGTGCTTCTGATTTAGATATACCTCTACCCAAAGCACTGAGCTTTCCTAAAACTCTTCCTGCTTCAGACGCACTACCAATTATTGTAGTTACATACTCTTCATAACCTAGCCCATACTTAGCCAGTGTATCCATTAATTCATCTGTTTCTAGTACACGCTTACCTGTTGTAGGATCAATTTGTACAGCTAACTCAAACAAGTGATCAACTATTTTGTAGTTACCTTTTTGGCCTATTAACTTCTTGGTTTTAAATGCTTCAGGAAATTTTTTCTTTAAGTCACTTGCAACAGCAACAACAGCGTTAAACTTATCAGGATCTAACACAGCACTGTATACTTTGTTTACTCCTGCAGCTACATCCATTGGATTAACCTCTTGGAATCCTGAAAGGTTATCTAGTAATGTAGATTCAGATTTTATTAATTTTTCGTAGGCTTTGTCTTTACCTACCTGTCTAGCTTTCTGAAAATCTAAACCAGTTATATTTCCTTTGGCATCCTTGGTTGATATGTCTGCACCTAGTGTTTCTTCAAAAGATTCTATAACTTCTTTTGCAACCTGTCTATTATCAGATGCTACACCTGCAGCAGCTTCTTTCTTCTCTAATCTTTTAATTTCTGTTGTGCCTTTAATCCTATTGACATCGTACTTTCGATTTCTTTCATCTAAATTTTTCTTTAAAGTTTCTTTAGAAGTCTTTTGACCAGAGTTAATATCTATGCTTTCTAATGCATCAATTGAATTGTCCATCTCTTTACGAGTAGCATCTGAAACTTTTCCTGTAGTGGCAAGTTCAGTTTTACCATTTTCAAATGCCTTTGCAGTTCTAAAGACTCTACCCAAAGCTTCAAGTGGCCCACCTATAATTGCACCTTCACCTGCCTTTTTAAGCCGTGCTTTAAATTCACTATCATTTTCGTCAGACATAAGGGATTGAGTAAATACATTATCTAGTATTGCACCTTGTCCTTTTAACATGTTTGATAAGTTCTCATCATAAGCATCAAAAAAAGATGCATCTGTAATAGCTGAGTTTAAAATATTTCCTTTAAGTCCTTTGACTCCTGTTAACCTACGAGTCATTATAAATCCAGTAGTAAACTGAGAGATACCCGTAATCAAACCACCTGTTACTGTGTCTGCATCTGGTATAGCGTCTGTTACTTTTTCAGAAGTTAACATAACAGAAGATATTAAACTGTCTTTAAGATTATTCTCTCTAACTTTTTCATTACTCCAGTATTCTGGAATGATACCGTCAGTCCATACAAACCTACCTAATCCTGTCTTGTCTTCTATCCAGTTTCCAAGACTGCCTATTGCTTCTGCACCTTCACCTATTCCTGTGGCTACACCTTCTGCTACAGCCTTTACTACATTAGTAGGTTTTAAACCTTCTACTACATCACCAACAAAACCTCGTCCTTCTTCTTCTCCTTCTACTACACCGTCTGAATCTTTATATATATCTTCTAAAGTATCTACGTCTTTCCCTTGGTCAACACGTTCACGTACTTCCATACCTTCTTCTACAGTTTTAACTGAGGTATCAGAAGATTCTGCATCTAGATCAATAAATTTAGAAGTACCTGTTACAGCATCTGTAGTAGGCAGAGAGCTTTTAAATGGGTCAGTAGATTTAATTTCTGTTGTGCTAGAATCAATGTCCATGCCAGAACTAAAGTTAGCCATTATTCACTTCCATAGAATGAGTCAGATGTAGAGGAGTATGTAGAAAAAACAGTACGTCTTTTTTTGTTTCGATCTGTATGAGTAAAGATAACAGTTGAAGCATTTTTAAACATGTTATTTTTTGTTACATTTTCTCTAGCTTTATTATATCCGGACTTACCTTCTTCTGTTGTTCTATCAAATTCTCCTAAATCAAAAACAAAATAGTTATCTTTTTCATTAGATACATATTTTAACGTATCATTTTTATCTAAAAACTTTTCCTTTGCTGCAACAACTGCAGCTCTTTGGGCATCTTCTTTTATTCCTGCAATTCTGTTTACAAAAGAATCAGGTGCTTTACCTTCTTGCCAATCCCTACTTAATCTTTCTGCAATTTCGATTTCAGCTATAGCAATTCTACTTACATTACCTTTATAGCTTTCTTGTATTCTACCATCAAGTGTAGGAATTTTATTTGAGTTATATACTGTAGTTCTAGCAGTAGAAATAATTTTATCTTGGTTGGTCTTTGCCATATCATACGAACTAGAACCTTCTGTTCCTTCTAGTATGCCGTCTTTTACTGCTTGCATTCTTTGAGATAGCAAAGCATCCTTTGAGGCAGTTAGTTGTGATAATAATTTTGTGTTACCAGCTATACTAGCTTTTGCCATGTTTTGATATACGTTTTCTAAACTTGCATCCATTGTAGCAAAAGTTTTTATAGTAGGTGCTTGTGGTTTAAAGAAACCTGTAGCTGTAGCAGAAACTGTTTTAGTTAGATCATCCTCAGAAGAACCCGTAGTTATACCTGCAATAGAATCATCTATAGAACCTACACCATTTGCTTCTTTTGTTTTACCCCAGTTGTATAAAGCCTGTGGGTCTTTATTGTTTTGAAAAGCAGTGGAACTATTTGTGAATACTTCTTGTGCAACATTTACACCTTTACCCATGATCTCAGCTACTTGGTCTTCTGTATGATACAAGGATAGTTTTTCTGTTAATTCTTCTGTAAGTTTTTCTTTTGCCATACGTTGTTTATTTTTTTCTCTACGCTGGAGACTAGCCTCTTGGTTATTCAAAGCTAATTTGTTGTCAAGTCTTTCCTCTTCACGTATGATAGCATCAGTAACTCCTTCTGATACACCACCTATAAAACCACCTAAATTAAAAGCCATTACATTCTCCTCGACATTAGACCACTAGATTCAGGTTCTTCTACCATAGGCTCTTCTTCCTGTTCAACAGGTGCTTCCATACTAGGAGATCCTTTTTGTTTTTGTTTCTTTATAGCTAAAGCGATCTGGCTTTCAGAAACTAAGTCAGAGTCAATTTCTCTATCTGTACCTAGTTCATAGTCAACCCCTGCCTCATCTCCTAAGAACGCAAGTGTTTCTACTATTACTGGCATTACAAGTATACCAACATCTATTGTATGTATACCTGACATCACACCATTTAATTGTATACCGTTTGCTATAGTAGTAAGGGGTATCCCTAACTCCATAACATTTAATAGTTCCTCATAAAATACTTCGTCACTTAATTTAGGTAAGTAGTATTCTATTGCAGACTCAACTGTATCATGTTGTGGTGGCTGTTGCCAAGGTCTATTGCCCAACTCTGCTGTTAGTGACATACCTGCTATTGGGGCTTCAAATGGTAGTGCTTGTGGTTCAGCCATTGTTTAACTCTCTTCTATTTTTTTGTATTCTAGCAACGTATCGTGCTACACGGTCTGACGGCTCCATAGATTTCTTATCTTCTTTAGTTACAGATCGCCCTAACAAACCACCAATTTTTTTCATAGGTTTATCTATACTGTTACTGGGTATCTTAGCTAGTATGCTTTGATAAACTTTGTATGCCTCATCGTACATTCTATTCTCCTTATGTTCCAGTTACGGAAGCTATCTCACTAGTACCACCAACTAAACTACCAAATATTTTATTACCACCAGTAAATAATGTACCAATTAATTTACCAAAAGATGTAGAGGATTGATAATCACTCTTCATATCTGCTAGTTTTATACTAGTGTCGTTTTGCATTTGCTGTAGTGCTAGTCTGTTCCAACGCTCTTGCTCATTCTCTGCACTGTTCCATGCCCACTCCATACTATCTGAGTAGTACTGCCATAGGTTTTTATATGCAGCATCTGACATGTTAAGTACGGCACTTGCATTTAATTCATTGGCTCTATTAATAGCAACTGTATCTGCTGTTGCAATTTCTCTACGCCACTGAGCATTATTTTGATCAATGATTAATCTATTCTTTGCATTAAATTGTTCACGTTGATTTTGTACTTCAGCTATAAATTTATTCATAGTGTTAGATTGACCTGCATTAAACTGTCCTTGAGCGTTGGCTTGTGATGCATTGAACTGAGAGGTTGTACTTGCTAGACTTGCAAAGAATTGGTCAGTCTGTGATTGACTTGTAGCATTGAATTGTTTTGCTGCATTCTCAGCAGCTTGATCTGTAAATAAAGATTGAATAATTTGTTGACCTTTAAACATATCAGTCTGCTGTTGGTTAGATAAATTCTGCATATCCATTTGCATAAAGTTCTGTGCATTTTGTACAGCAGCTTGCTGTCTATTAGCAAGGTTAGACATGTCAAGGTTTGCTAGTGCAGAAGCCTCTGCCATTATCATTGCTTGACTGTTACTTAGATTAGCTAGGTTAACTGTGTTAGCTATACGACTATTCTCTAGTGCCACCTGTTGGTCAGCAGTAAAGTTCATGTTAGCTATGTCACCTATACGTGCAGAGTTTTGCACTCTTGCTTGAAACGATTGGTCAAACTCCATGCCCATAAATGTAGCACGTTGTTGTGCTGCAAGCATAGCACGTTGTTGTCTGTTTGACAAGTTCTGTGCCTCAAATTGTGCAACTATTTGTGCATCTGCTTGTGCTATAGGTAGTGCAGATTCTAATGCTCCTTGTATAAGAGCCTGTGCTGCCATACTTGATGCACCTAAACCTCTATTAGCCATCTGTGTAGTTACGTTACGCATTGCTCCTGCTGCCCATGCAGGTGTATTACCACCTTCAAAGGCTGCCATCAATCCTTCTAACTGCCCTTGTACTGTAGCTTTGTTAGTTGGTGTTGCCTCTGCAGCTTGTACCTGTTCCATGAAGGTTGATGCTGTCTCAGCATTTGCTGCACCATTTACAACTTCACCTGCCTGTATCGTACGTGTAACAGGATTAACCATTGTAGTGGCTGTACCCTGTGCTTCAGTTAAAGCTTCTACACTTGTCTCTGTTGTTTGTTGACCTGTAACCTGTGCGCGTGGATCTACTGCACCCTGTGCAGGAGCCATTGCATCTGTTGCTGCCTGTACTCCTGACGCTGCAGTAGATGCAGTCATAGTACGTGGATCAACCACTGTTGGTGCTGCTGCTGTAGATGTAGTTGCCCCCATTACTGATGGGGTTATAGCTCCTGATACCTGACCACCTGATGTGTCCATTGACTGATTAGCATTGTATGCTGTGCCAACTGGTGATACAGTAGCACCATAGGGTAGGCCCGGAGTAAATGCTCTGTTAGCCATTGCTTCAGTTATAGTACCACCCTGATACCCAGTTGACTGAGGCACTGGCCCTTGTGTGTAGTCTACTGGTCCTACGGGTGGTGCTGTTGCTGTAGGGTCATTACCTCTCTGATCGTTTTCAGGTGGCCCTTTAAATTTAGGATAACCACCCGGTGGTATAGGAGCAACTGGCATTATAGTTGCAGGTGGCATGTTTGGGTTTAGACTATCTGATGGTCCTGAAACTTGTTGAATTGGTCCAACAGTATCAAGACCAAATTGTGGAGCTTGATATCCCGGATCTTGTACAAAGTCAGCACCACCTTGTAAGTAACCTGTGTTACCTGTTCTATTTAAGTAGGCTTCATATGCTTGATCAAAAGCACCACCAACACTTCCAGAACCTTGTCTGCCAAAGTAAGGACTATAACGTACATCTGCTGTACCAATTTGATTACGTCTATCATTTCCAAAGTCATTATATTCTGGTGAGTCATAGTACCCACCTTCTATGTTAGGGTTTTTTGCTCTTAAAAATTCAGATTGAGATATTGGTGTACCCATATCTTTTGGACCTATTACTTGAGACACTCTACTTGGGTAATCTGTAGCCACACTACCATCTGGCATTCTATAGTAGGCAACTTTTGGTCTTGTATCAATTATTTGTGGACCGCTACCTTGAGGTATTTGTTCTCGTGGGTCTATAACCATCCCACCTTCAGCATAGCCCTTTACATAGCCACCCATCATCATCTCTTTAGCTTTTTCAGAGTACACATCCATCATCTCTTGTTTCTCAGGGTTCTCATTCAGAAATTTATTAAACTCCCCCATGTCTCCTGAGTATCCCATAGTCTTAGCCATGCGATTTAATGCGTCTGGTTTAAATCCCTGAAATTGTAACATTCTTTTATCCCTAATCTTTTGAAGCTATACGCTCTACGTGTGTACGTATTGCTTTGATGTTCTCATCTATTCGTGCAAGAGCTACTGCTTGTCCTTGGACTGCAAGCTCTAGCTTCTCTGTTCGTATTTCTATTCTTACTATACTGTTAGCGTTAGCTTCTATGCTTGATTGCATCTGTGATACAGTCCACACTATGGCGGCTGCTTGTATGACGAGTGCTAGTATAAGTGATACGGGTACTGACTTACTCAGATGCCAGTTGTTTTTTTCTGTAGTCATAAGTTACACAATTGGGTTAGCTAGTTTGATAGCCGCTACTTCTTCTTGCCAAGCTGCCAAACCTTTCTCAGTAATAAACTCTATTTGGGAAGAGGTTGCACCATATGCGGCTATTCTTGCGTCTAGCCACGCTGGGTTATCTGTCTCTTCTACCTTTTCTACAGTTGTTTCAGAATATGCTTCTTGAGTTACTGAACCAGTTTGATTAACCGCTATCCACTCAGGGTTTGATCCAGTAATTTTTGTGACAAATCCTTGGAGTCTTGTTTCAAAAACCTCTTTAGTATCTGTTTCTAGTACTGGAACAGTGGCCCAAGCTCCATCAGCGAAGGTTACAACTGCTTTTTCATCTGATAGTTCTGTTATTGTATAGTCCATGTTTATATTTCCTTATTTCCAGTTTCCTATAGGACAACTTGCATATTTTAAATGTACCTTAAATTTCATAATGCACATACATTTCTTGCACTGTGAAATGCTTGATCTAAACCACTTACATTCTTTACATATAGCATATCGTTCTGAAGCTGTCATTACGTATAAGCTCCATGAATTGTTCCAGAAGCTGTTCCTATAATTGTATAGGCTGATACACCTGAGAAAGTTATAGCTCGCCCAGCCGCACCACCAGCAGAACCAGAAGATCCATTAGTTCTGTTTCCGTTTGCTCCTGTCGCACCAGTTGCACCTGCAGCACCAAAGGACGCTCCGTTTCCGCCTGTACCACCTGCACCTGCGCTAGTGCCTCCACCAGAACCAGAAGATCCATTTGCTAGGGCCTGACCGTATCCTGCGCCTCGACCACCAGCACCTCCAGCACCCCCGTTGGTGTTGCTGTAACATGCGTAGGTGTTAGCATCGCCTCCATCACAAGCACCAAAGCCTGTCAGGGTACAACCACCGGGGTTACTACCGCTACAGGGAGTACTACTAACAAAGTTACCGCCACCACCAGTACCTCCTTGTCCACCACCGCCACCGCCACCTGAGATGGTAGATCCACTAGCCATGTTGATTGTAATGTTAGCAGATTGGATAGTCATAGCTGTTGCACCAGCACCTCCATTCGCAGTACCACCTACTCCTTGGATTGCACCTGAGTGGGCAATGATTAAAGTACCTCCCATACTAGCTGGGGCGGTTATAATTCCCATAGTAGTTCCAGAGTTAATGGTATATCGTTTAGCGGTACTTCCTGCCCAACTGCCCGCAGAGGCATTGTCGAACAGTGTTTTCAAGTTAGCACTTGATGCCGCAGAAGCAGTTAAGCCTAACTCACTAGATTTACCAAATCCATCAGACATTGAAATAGCACCAGAAGCGTCATCAAATAAAGTACGCACAGCAGAACTGCCCATGTTTATTGCGTCAGTACCTGTATTACCAAGTTCTACGTTTACTTGTTGTAAAGATATTGAACTACCTGCGGATGGTAATGCCATGTATTATTTACTTTCTAATTCTTTAACTCTAGCTGAAAGCTCTTTTATTGCTTCGATTAAGTAACCAGTAATATTACCATAATTAACACTTAGTGTACCCATTTCATCTTCTGCGGTGAGTACAAGCTCTGGTGCAATCTTCTGTAATTCTTGTGCAATAACACCTGTTGAATCTTTGCCTGTTTCATTCCTTACATAATGTACGCCTCGCATCTCTCTTACTTTAGATAGCGCATCAGGGATTGTAGTTATGTTAGATTTTAGACGTTCATCAGAGAACGCAGTAACATCGTTGTTGAATGTTGCCGCACCAGCCGCTGACATATCAAGGACAAGAGCATTTATTTGAGAACCACCATCGTTGCCTTGAAAAGTCATATCTTTGTCAGATTGTGTTGACTTCATTAGCATATTACCTGACGATGCGTAAATATTACCAAACGCAGTTCCACTATCCTGAAATTGAGTTGAACCACCATCTGCTGAATCTAAAAGAATAGAACCAGCAGCGTCAAGCGTCATATTACCAGAAGACAGCGCAATCGTAGTGCCATCTATGTTGAAGTTATCAATGTCTATACCTGCGTCTGCGGTGATTTTTCCTGTAGAGGTAAGAGTGCCAGAAAATGTAGCTGCACCAGCAGAGTCTATTGTTAATCTATCATTATTGCCACCTGTACCAAGGACTAAAGCATCATCAGTTGATGTGTGAAGAATAAACTGATTAGCAGTATCGTTTCTAATAAATAAAGCAGCTGAATTAGCACCAGAAAATCTAGCTATATCATTACCAGCACCCGTTACATCAAAAAATCCATTACTATCAATAGAAAGTCGTGTACTTCCTGCAGTTGTAACAGCTATTTTATCCGCATCAAGCCAATATATACCCGTATTAGTATCGCCAGTATTAGTTATAGCTGGGCTTGCTGCTGACCCATCAGTAACTGAAACTACGCCACCTACAGTTAAGGTAGATGCCATATCTACAGCACCATCAATATCTACAATATCAAGATTAGCTGTACCGTCTACATCTAGGTCTGTACCAACGTACAACTTTTTAGCTATACTAGCTCCACCCTCAGTCCTTAATGCGCCTGTATCACCTGTAGCATCACTTGAGTCAGTCGTGTCAGTTATATCAACTACACCTGCCACTGTAAGTGTTGATGCCATATCAACAGCACCGTCAATGTCCACAACATCAAGGTTGGTTGTGCCGTCTACATCTATGTCACCACTGACATCCAACGAGCCAGCATCAAGTTCCCCTGTAAGTGTAACATTTCTAAAACCAGTTATGTCTTTGTTACTGTCTGCAATAACAGCAAGAGAAGCTGAAACTGTCCCTGCAGTAATACCATCTAACAAGTTTAACTCTTCAGGTGTAGAAGTAACTTGTGTATTGCTTGCTGCAGCTAATACAGGAACTGTACCTGATACGTTAGGTAAAGTAATTGTTCTATCAGCCGTAGCATCTACAACTGTAAGTGTAGTTTCGTGGGCATCAGCAGTAGCACCTTCAAATATAACAGCATTGTTAGCACTCATTGTAACTGAGTCTACAGTACTAAATGTACCAGATACAGAAATGTTAGTAGCAGAAAGTGTACCTGTACTTGGGTTATACTTTAAATCTCCATCTGATTCTAAACCTATGTTACCACCATCTAAGTCTCCACCTGAAGTAAAGACAATAGCGTTATTCTCATTAGTAGATTCGTTATCAGTTATTGTAACTGTAGTAGCAACTGCAGCAGTACCTGAGTAACCACTAGATGTAATAGTACCTAGTGATGCACCACCATCAGCAAAAGTAACTGTACCACCGTCTGCATCTATAGTTACATTACCTGCAACATCAATATCTAAGTTACCAGAGCTAAGAGCAATAGTAGTACCGTCAATATTAAAGTTATCAATGTCTATGCCAGCATCTGCTGT